AATTGATGTTCTTTGCATTGGACGATGCAGTCGATATCTTTTCGTTCCTGAGTGATTCACTAATATCCTGGGAACATGTTGGACAAGTTGTATTCTCTTCGAAGAACCGAGTTTCTTTGACGAGCGATTTAATGTTTGACTTAAGTTCATGCTCCTTTTCCTTGAGCGTCGCCTGTTTTGAACTGAGTTTATTAAGGGTACTTGTGACCTTTTCTGAATTGCTTTCGATAAACCTTCCAAGTTCCTCATTTTCAGTTGTGAGCTTGGACTGTTCTTCCTCAAGGACAACAATCTCCTCCTTAATCTTATCAGCATATTCTTTGTTAAGTGCCTTGACGTCTTTAATGTATTTTTTCTGAGTTTCAATTTTATCAGAGATGAGATCAAGTTGGTAGGCAACTTCATTTGTCTGATCCTTCAGTGATGCGTTCTTTTCCCTCAGTATCTGATTCATCTTAGAGAATACATTGATATCAAGCAAATCTTCAATCACATCACGTCGGTGGCCGGCCGGGAGCTGCATAAAAGGAATAAAGCTGCTACTTCCCAGCACGACCACCTGATGGAAGCTCTTGTGGTTTAGCTTCAGAATATTTTGTTCCAACATTTTCTGGTATTCTTTCGCATGAGACTCTTGATTAAACATCTGATCATTTTTATAGATCTCAAACTTACCAGGCTTAATGCCACGAACAACTTTATATTCTGTCTGACCAACAGAGAACTCCACCTCTACCAAACACTGTTTTTGATTGATTGAGTTTACTAGTTGTGGTTTATTAATATTACGATGTGGTTTACCAAAAAGACCAAAGGAGATAGCATCTAGCATAGTAGACTTACCTGCTCCGTTTTGGCCTACAACTAATGTAGACTGAGATCGGTCTAATCGAATCTCAGTAAAAGAATTGCCGGTAGATAAAAAGTTTTTATACCGTACAACCTTAAATGTTATCATCTTCTATATACTCATTTACATGTTCACAAATGGTAACACCATAACCATTTTCTTCTCTTAACATTTCGTATTGTACACAGCTTTTACAATCTTGTACATACCAACCCATGTGTCCATGAGTAATTATTGCTCGAGGATATGGTAACGTGCGTTGAAAGCAAAGCGGACATGTATAATTAGACGATGTCAAGCGCTTGGGCCTCATTCATTAAATCACCCATCTCATTCTTAATACGATCTTTATTCAAATCGGTTTCTACATTATCAACGTATGTATTCAACAATTCAGTAGTGTCTTCTACATCAATTCCGGAATCATCGACATTCTCGCCGATAAACTCTTGAAAGTTTTCTGCAATTTTAAGTTCGTTAATATCTTGAGACTGAATTCTATCTAAAAATCTTTCAAAGACAAAGTGATCAGACTTATGTGCCACAACAACCTTAACAAACTTTTTAGACAAATCTCCTAATTCGTATGTGCCATTATAATCTGTTTCACGGTCATTGTACACTATTTTTTTAAATAAATTATGAGGGTTCCGCACGGGCGTGAGCTCACGGGTGGAAGTATCAAGTACATGGAAAAACTTAGGATCTCCAGCATCTGCCCATGATAATTCCATTTGATTACCAAGATAGTAAATATTATCACGTTGTGATTTTGTATGGAAGTGCCCAGACAAAACCATCTCAAATCGTTTAAAGAGAGCTGCGTCCATTCCAGTCGTTGACTTTATACCACGCATCATATCAAATCCATTTAATTCTAGGTGGGCACCAATAATACTAGCTTTAGTATTTTGTAACCAGTCTACGGTAGATTGATAATTTTCATTATTAATCCAAGGGACAAGGCCTATATCTAATCCTTCATACTCTAATACAGTTGGCTCCATAATAATATGGATATTATTCATGTAGTGACCAAGGAACTCTTTTAAAGAACATAAGCCATTTGTGTTTTTATAATAAACATCATGATTGCCAGGAATGATATCCATTTGCATACCATTATCTCGGAGAGGATCTAAAAAGATTCTACGATTATGGTTGATAGCTTTTACAGATATTTGTTTGCGATTATCATAGTAATCGCCAAGATGAATAACTTGTTTAATGTTATGCTCTTGGCAGTACGGAAAGAATGTATCCGTATAAAATCTTGTTTGATTTTCTAGAAAAATATCTGCAGAGTTACGAACATCACAATGTGTGTCATTAAGAATTGCTATCTTCATATTTTTTTATACTAAAAGTTCCGTCATTGTTATCAATCCATTGAAGTGTATCTCCAACTTCCCAACCCATATCATCTAATGTATTTTCATCAAATGGTAGTATTAATTCACCATCAGAATCTTCTATGAGGTTAACCGTAGTCATTCTAAAAACTCCGTCAAGTCGGAATCAGCATTAACTTTACGTTTTTTACGTTCAGTTTTTACAAATTCTTTTACTTGTCGATCCGATTCTTTAACTTTATCAATACGGCTTTTCAATGTATCAACAAACGCAGCTTCAACTGATAAATCTGATCCATCAAAACTTTCAATAAAATCTTCTATTCCGGCCCTAGATAAGAATTTTAACTTAACGTCTTGTTGTTTTTTCTCTTTAGCAATTCTACGCAAGAATGCATACCATGATATCTGAGTAAAATACGCAAAGGCATTAGGCTTACCAGTTCGTGTTGCAGTTTCTATATTATAATTTTCAATAGCCTTCAAACAATTTTCAACCGCATCCATTACCATTTCTTCTCGATATGTGTACCGAATAAAATTAGATTTATGTGATAAACCTTCGGCAATTCTTAAGAAGCATTCAGCAATATAATTTGGAACAATAGGTGTAGGTTGTTTTTTCTCTTTAGCTAAATTAGATTCTTTTACGTATTCAACAACCGCCTTTGAAAAATCAGCGTTATTTACGTAATGTGCTTGTTTTTTCATAATGTTATCCAATTAATATTAAGTATATTATACAACAATTAGTTATACATGTACACCAATATAATTAGTTTCGAAAAGAAAAAATAAAGATGTACAAATCCTAGTTTACAGTGTAAAATAAGTATGTACCGCCGGGGCGAAGGAGTATACCCATTAATGTAAATAAGTTATAAGGGTTTCTGCAGAATCTTCTAGACTTTCTGACGTGTCAAATATTTCAGGTCCCTCTTGTGATGCCATTACTTCATTAACAACATCGGCAAAATAATCTAATGCAGTTTGGCTAGGCGTTGCTATAGCCAATATTTGATCAGCATTTAGTGCTTGCAAAGAATTTAAACTTTCTTGCATTGCCATCCATGGAGTAAATGTGTAATACTTATAACCATTATCTTCGGCCGAAAGCTTAGGTTCAATTTTAAGGGATTTACGAATAACTAAATCTCTATTATTTTCATTATCCCATTCAACAACTTCGCAAATAATTTCTTCTTGGTTAGTCAGTTTAAAATGCTTAATATCCATTATATCCCCACCTTATATGTTTTATATATGAAGTTTTCAGACTTATACATTTTTAATCGTTCGTAGGAATGCAGTAAAGCAAAATTTTGTTGGGTGGTTCCGTTTGATAAATCATCCGTGATATCGTACAATTGAGTGATTCGCCCGTCATCTGATTTACGAAGACCCCTTCCAATTGATTGTAAGACTCTGATTTGTGATTTACTAGGACTAGCAAATACAATATTGTGGAGATTACGAATATTAATCCCAGTGCTAAAAGTCCCCAAGCTAGCGACGATAATTGCATCTTTTTGTTTTTCAGTAATTTTTCTAATTGCTTCTCTATCTGATGTTTCAGTTGCTCCAGATACGAAAAATATTTTTCGGTCTTCATGTGCTTTATTCTCAATTAAATCAAATAGTATTTTACCATGTTTCTCTACAAATTGAAACAGGACAAGGGTATTACCTTTTTGGTCTAACGCAAGATTGCGAATAAACTGATTACGTTTTTCATGTCTTACGATATAATCAATTTCATCTTGGTATGACCGTTTTCCAAAATCTTCGTTGTACTCGAGGACGAGCCTTTTGATTTCGAGTTTAGCCAATGTGTCATTATCTTGGAGAGTTCGAGTGGTAGTGACTTTGTGCACTCTTCCGAAGAGTCCTTGCAATACGAGCTCATGAGTTTGTGTTCCATCTAATGTACCTGTAGTACCAAATCTATATGCTGCTTCTGTGCACTTGTTCATAATAGAAGTCAATGATTTAGACTTAAATCCATGGCACTCGTCACCGACGACCATACCAAACTGTTCAAACCATGCACCACTTAATTTATATATACTCTGCCAAGTAGAAATGATTATCGGACATTCTGTGTCTTTATCTTTACCAGAATAAATTTTATGGACATTTTCTATTTGATAACCATAGTCTTTAAAGTCATTAGTCATTTGTTCTACTAACGATGTAGTAGGTACTACAATTAAAACCTTTTGGTGTTCTTCAGCTATCTGAGATAAAAAATATCTCACTAGTGTATAGATAATTAATGACTTACCAGAACCAGTCGGTGATAATAAAATCGCTCTCTTTTTCTCAAGCCCTTTGCAAACCGCGTCAAATTGGTAATCACGAATCGGAAACGGAAGACCAATACTATGAATGAAATCCATTATCTCTTTTGGATCTACCTTGGCATTATTAGCAGCATTGTCAGGGTAACCATATTCAGTGCGTTCTGTGTCTATGGTATATCCACGCTGTACAACAAATTGCTCGAGATGGTCGATGAGGCCGGCCGGTAAAGTATTAGCACGAATGTTATATAAACGAATCTTACCATCCCATAGTTTATTCCGGAATGCGGGCATAAACTTATATCCTGGAACATAGAATGAGAAAAACTCATTTAGCTCTTGAGCTTGGCCAAAATCACATTCTACATGTAATTCGCTATGACTTAGCTTCCTGACTCGAATTGTCTCCAAGAGATCATATTCCTTATTGTTTGATGTCTCCACTTCAGATTATCGATAATATCTGTAAGTGTTTCAATAATAGTCTTCCAATAAATTATTAGTTCTTCTGACTTTTGGATTTCTGGATCTGAATCATAATAATGATCCATTTCGCCTTTCATTACTTTTAAGCCATTAAACGGATCCGGATCCCAACCTTTTTCTTCTATTTCTTCCTGGGACATTTTGCCGTTATACCATAACCATTTTTCTTTAAGCAGAGTTTTTTGTTTAAACTCTGCTCTTTTCATTTGTAATTTAGATTCGGTTAATAGTCTAAGATATTTTGCATGAAGCTTTGGGGTATCACGAGAAGAAGTATCTAGATGTTTGTCATCAATAATGCAATCTTTTTCCCACATATCATGTATAGTATTCAAATCAATCATTCATAATCTCCAATAATATAATATTATCTATACTAGCTCAAAATATGAGAATCTAAACGAAGCAGAAAACGTAATGAACGTATCTCCGCCTGATGTAGATTCAAATTGTATATCTCCAATTGCTGTTGGGGTACAATCTAAATATTTAATTTGTTTAGTCACATTGTTATGGCTCGATAAGATCATTAACGATATATCTGCAAAATGCGCTGGCAAATCATCGGACCTATTTAATGGACTAACCATATCGGTATCTAATATTCTACGAATCCACTCATACATTTCTGTATAACCTTCTAAGTCTTCGTCTAATATAACATTTGCCGATAATTCATTGAATGTTAGTTTATCACCGGGTTGTGGTATCCCAGCAATTTTTCTGAATGGAACTTCTACCGCACTAATCAACATTCCAGGATGGGTAAATGATTGACAAAAGAATTCCAAATTTGGATAATTCTTCCGGTCAAGCACCATCTTAAACGAGGTGGGCTGAAGATAATTGAAATTTGTAGTTAAATCTGCCATAACTTTATTTATACAAAAAATAAGGGCCACCCGAAGGTGGCCCAAAATAACTAAAGGAGAAACATAGTTATTATTATAGACTACTTATACTTACGCTAGGATATTGTCCACACGGAAGATTCTGTAGTATTGGTTAGTCTTTGCAAGAGCAAGACCATCAGCTGGTGAAGTACCAACGAATGGGTTAGAAGCCATGCCGTAGCGAGTCTTGAAACCAATCTTAGGCTGGAAGCTTTCTTCTCCAACCGCACGAACCATAGTGAGTGGTACGTATGGGCAGTAGAACAAACCAGCGTCATAAGGATTAGTACCCTTATAACCAACAGTGATGTAATCAGCTGTTGCATATGGATCGATGTAAACACGAGTACGTCCGTTAAGAACACCAACAAATGTGTTACCAGTGTCGTCAACGTTCAACGTTGTGTTCATAGCTGGAGCATAGTCGAGCATGCCAGAAGCTGAAAGAGCAGAAGCAACATCTGAAGAACAGATGATGAAGTTGCCCTTACCTCTACGAGTTTCTTTAGCAATCGCGTTCGCTTCTCTTTCGAGTTGAACGATCAAGCCTTTGAACTTCTCAACAGACCAACGACCATCAGCATCAGTTGAAAGGTCGAACAAGCCAGGAGTACCAACGTTTCCAGTTTGTGCACCAAGCTTAGCTTGTGAGTTGATAGTACGGATAACTTCACGGTTGATTTCCGCAAGAATCTCAGTTGACAAGATGTTAGCCAACTCAGTTTCAGCATCAAGACCATGAATTGCTTTCAAGTCTTGAGCAAGTTCCAAAGTGTACTCAGCTTTCAACGCTCTTGACTTCGCTGTAACTGTTGCACGCTCAATGGTGAATCCCATTTCAGCGAATGATTCGCCAACACCGTCACCCAAAGCTTCAGCTTCTTGAGTTGTGTATGGGTCGATTGCACCACGTGGATCTACACGATCGCTATCAACATCTCCAGATGCAGAATCAACACCAGAAAGACCTGATGTATCAGCACCGTTGTAAGATGAAGTTGAAGAATCGCCAGAGAAGTTTGCAAGCGCTTCGTTAAACAATGCTTCATCACCGTTTGCAGCACCAGCTTTAGTAGTCTTGTAACGTGACTTCATAGCGAAGATCAAGCCAGTAGGACCAGACATTGGCTGTACACCACACACGTCATACGCCATCAAGTTAGGCATAGCACGACGTACAAGCGCAATAAGAACAGGGTTCCAGTTTGCAGCTGAAGCAGTGTTGTTTGCAGGCGCAGCTTCATTTAGTGATTGAGACTGCATAGCTTCTTCATGAAAAGCTTTTTCTTGGTTTTCCAAAACAGCAGCAGTTACTGCCTTTCTGTGATAATCTGAAATAGAACCAGCTGTTTCTTCGTTTAGAACTGGTGACCATTTCTTGATCAAGTGATCATAAGATTCCATTATGGGACTCCTTACTTATGGGTAGTTTTTTTAAGGGCTGAGACGTAATTAGCCATTGAACCAGAAGTTTCAATAGTTTCATCATCGTTTTCGTCTGTATCAATTACAGGCGTCTCTATTGTTTCTTTCTTATCGAAGTATGATTCTTTAACAGTTGCAACTCTTTCAGCGAAAGATTCTGCATCTTCAAAGTCAATATCTTCTACAAGAGAGTTCAGTTTTTCGACTTGAGTATCTGCAAGGTCCTTTGCCGCTTCGCGAACGATTTCACGACGTTGGAACCATTCCAAAGACTCAGCCATTTCGATAGCTTGAGCTGTAGTTCTGTTCAATGACTCTTCGAGTTCTTCAACAGTATCTGCCAACTCGTCGACCAGATCGACTTTAGACTCAGGAACATCAACGTAAGATTCTTCAAATAGATCTTTCAACCCATTCATGAAGTTCTCAGCGATTTCAGCTCTGAGGCCTGATTGAATAGCAACTTGATTGTCTGCCATCCACTGCTCAACTACGTAGTTAAGATATGAGTCAACTTTTTCTACGAGATCTGACTTAGTAGTTTCGATTTCTTCAGAAAGTTCTTCTTCATATTTAGCTTCGAGACGATCGATTTCTTCTACAAGCTTAGACTTAATAGCGGCTTCAAAAATTGTTTCAGCCTTATTTTTAAACTCTTCTGACAAAGTAGCTTCGTCATTAATAAGAGCGTTTAAGTCTTCAGAGAAATCAGCTTCATAGTGAATTTCAGTTTGTGCTTCTGCAACAACGCCTTCCTCAGACTCAAAGTCTTCTGCCATTAACTTAGAAAGAGCAACTGAAAGTTCTTCTCTCTTCATAGCAGAAAGTCTTGTATAAGCGGCATTAATCATACCAGCTTTTGTCTTAGGCATTGGATCTTTCTTGGTGTTATCACCTTTGCGCTTTGGCGCAGTTTTACCGGCGTCACCAGCTTTATCCACAGAGGCTACAGACTGAGCTTCAGCGTTCTTAGGATCATGAGCTTCTTCCATGACTTCGTTCTCAACGTCATCATGGAGTTCTAGATCTTGATCTTCAGTATATTGATCAGTCATATTTGACTCCTATTATTTTGATTTGAGTAACGAGAGGAAATTCTTAAACTCACGAACTTGGACCTCATAAAGGTCTTTCCGCGGAGCTTTCTTAATTTCAGTCTCCATTTGTTCAATTTGTCTAGCTTCGATGATACCGTTATTCCATATCCATTCAACACCTTCCATAACTCCATTAACAAAAGCATTAGGTGCAGATGGATCTTGAACAATATCGACAGCGTTGAGCATGAAGTCGTTACCGACCATCATGGCACCACTGCCTCTTTGCAGACTTCCCATACCACGAGTTGAGACGCCAACCCGGACACCACCATCAAGAAGACCTTCAACGATCTTACCCATAGGAGTTGCCAAGATAGTCGCCTTTCCGATAACATCGTTTCCCTTCCATTCAAGGGATTCGATCTTATGCGAAACTTTATCAAGGTTAACCGTTGGACCTTCAGGGTGATTAAGTTCACCAACGGCTCTACCCTTTGAAACTTGTTCGTCAATATATTTACCAACAGCAGCTTCCATCACCGGCTTTGGATATATACGACCATTTCTATTTTTTTGTTCAGCTGCAGCAAAAACACCTTCAATAGCATATTTCTTTGTGCCATCGCCTTTCGCTTCAACGATACATTCAATGCCTTGATCAGTGTATTCTGATATTAGTTTCATATACTATCCTTTAAAGCTTTTAACGAAAGCTTCTGCAGCTTTCATCGCTTCTTTTTCTGAGCGATAAGCATCTAGGTAATCTCCATCAACATACGCGATGAATTTGCCTTTATCTTTGTGCACCATAATTGATACACCTTTAACTTTTTTATCTGCCACGTGTTCACCAGGTGGCATTTTTCTTAGTGATTTAAATGTTTTCATATTTTTACTTAATTATTTATAAGAATTAATTTTTCCAGATTTAATTAAATCGCCACTCGCTTCAGTTCGACTAATTTGCTAATACTACGAACTTTACTCATATCACGCCTGTGATTCAGACCAAGATATTCTACCTTGAACTGATAACGGATTCGCCACAGTAACGGTTGATGGATCTTCTTTTAGTTTTGCTACAACTGTAAGAATATCTGGTCCGTCTGGGAACGTACCATCCCCGCCCAATATTGAATTACCCAATGTTGCAACTTCACCTAAAGACTTTGCAGTTAGTACTGCGGTTCGATCACTACCTGTTGAACCCTGTGCATTAAAGCTAAATACTACAGTTCCGCCAGAAATGGTATCTGATGATCCATGATAAATTAGCTGTGATAGCGATGGATTTTCAACTCGTGCCCATTGATTTGAGTTCAATTGTCCGTTTAATCTTAATTCAACCTCTAAGCCGTGTGTAGTCAAAATGTCAACTTCATTTAGAATTAGCTGCATTCTATTAATAATTTCTCTTTCACCTAGTGACCCAGGTGTATTAGTGTCTACCGAAGGAGCTAGCCGAATACTAATAACCGGAATATCCTTTGTTATAGATGCTAATGACGCGTCATTATTAGTATTTGTGGCAGATCCTGTAGATATAGTAACGCTATATTGGCCCTCGGCTTGATTTTCAGCAGTGATTCGTTGATTAATAACTAGTAAGTCACGAATAGCTTTAGAAGAAGTCCTTGGATTATCATTATTATCTCCTTCATATGACTCTATACTTGGAATATATGGTTGTTGTGGGAAGACATCCGGATCATCTGGATTTGCTAGTTCTGTACCTTCTGCCAAATGCGGACCAGAAATACTCATACCAGCAGCAAAACTGTTAAAAGTAGGACTAGTACTTGATAGTTCGAGCGCATATCCAATTTTTCTATATTGGCGACCAATTAGTGTGTTATACCTATCGTTATCTTCAGCCCGAGCCGTTACTGTTACGGTTACATCACCGGATGAATCCGCATCTTGATTCAATAGTGTAGTAGTTAACGAGTTAGCAGTAAATACATATGCTTTATCATCATCAAACCGGCCATCCATAATTACAGAAGTACCCCAATGCGCTAAAGCAGGGACATAAGTAGGAGCTCCTTTATTTGCTAGCTCATATCTAGCAGGCATATTACCAGATCGCATATACGCTTCAGTTTCAAAGTTACCATGCACAAATTCATGAACATATTTTACTACGCCATGTTGATCTTTAAATCCAAATCGTACTTTACCTGCACCATACCATGAGTAATCAATGTACGCCATTTGGATTTTACTAAGATCAAGTCTAAACCCGGATTTTCCAGTACCATCGCATTTATCCAAATTCCATTCTGTTTGAGATACCTTACGATCGGTTATCTTAGTTATAATTACATTTTCAGCTGCAGTACCACGATAAGAAGGAAGAATATTAAGTTGGACATCACTTGGAATTCTAGTGATTATATATGTTTGTCCTTTAATTACAATACTTTCACCAACCGTTAATTGCTGTGTAAATTTAGTATTTGTGCCAAAAACTGCACCAGATTTAAATTGTACTGATGAAGTTCCGCTAATTTGTTTTGTAGCACTTCTAATACAACATAACAATTCTGAACCGTTAAATTCATAGAATAAACCATTCTGATCATCAAATAGTCCGCATCTTAACGAGCAATTATTCCAATTATCCACATAATATTCTGGTCTTCCAGTTGCAAATTGATCACTAGGAACACCATCTAATTTTACATTAAATGAATAATCGCTAGCACTAATTACTCGGTGATTACCATTCCAGTAATCATTACCGTTATTAGCATTTTTAATAACTATATTTACGTTATCCGACGAATCTGTTATGTTAATTCTATGCGGATCACGCGTAGTAATTGTTGCAACCGAGTCAGCCCTAGTTAATGATTCAATATCTACAGTTGGTTTAAAGTTAACAGCAAATGATACCTGAATTCCTTTACCAGATTGGTATCTAAAATACTTACGCGTCTGCCGTATCATTTTACTATCGGGGTTTGTTGATGGGATCAATTCGACACCACCGTCATATGGTCTATGTAATGCAAATCCATCAGCTCTAACTAATAATTTAGATCTTACTGAGTATTTTGCATTAGATATATCACTATCAACGTTTTCAGTTAATTGCAAAATATTAGGAGAGTTAACGTAATCAATAGTACCTTCAATTGTTTTTCCGGCATTTAGCTGAAGAGCAATAGTAGGAAGACTACCAGCACTCGTAATATCAACAGCATTAGTTCCAGCTATGGCTTCAGCGACAGTATTATGCAATTTATAGGTATTATCGGTCAATTGACTAGCATAATATCTATTACTATCTGTTAGTCCACCAACAACTCCTGTTGGTATAACGCTTATACCATCTGTATAAAGACTAGATGATATAGAATCTAGATTACTATCTGCTGTAAAAATATCAGTTGTAGTATTCCAAGCTCCGCTTAAAGTTTTAATTTTCGGTGAAACATAGATATCAAATCTATCACCAGCGCGGAATAACGAAGTAAATGCCGTATCTGTTCCTCTTACAATATTGTCACCTGAAGAGATATCAATTGATCCAATGCCTGGTGTTTCTCCAACAATAGACGTACCAGTTAAAACGACAGATCCATTTCCAGATGAATCAAATGTAATATATGCATTTTCAGAATCTAATGCTTGGGCTTCGGTAGACGCTAATCTAAACCAATCTTTACTTATTCTTTTAGTATAATACGTATTATTATTATCAATATTTCCAAGTACTGTACCAGAAGCTTGTTCGTATAATAGCGAATTGCCTGTAATATAACCGTGATTTTGCAAGTTAATAGCATTTAAATTTAAATCAATATCTTGCTCTAAACTAATTGATTGTGTTCTGCGTAATACCTGACCGCTATTTCGTAATGTGAAAATTGGTATTCCATTAGATTCATACGAAGAATCTAGATTATACACACCATCTGCAGCACCTACGAAATTAGCTATAAGATTATGTGTACCAGAATCAACTCCGGTAATATCAACCATAGTAGTTCTTTGTAACTTAAACGTACCTGCTGCAGTTGGCCGAGTAAAAGATAGCTGGTTAATACTATTAACTCTATCAGAATCAGTGTAGTATAAAGTAATAAGATTTCCAGCTTTGTTAATAAAATAATAGTTTCCGGATGTTATTCCAGATTGTGCTGGTCCGGTAAGTTGAGTAGCTTTTATAATATTACCACTAGAGAAATTATTATTTGAACTAAAAATATTACCAGTAACTGTATCAATTCTAGGATCAGAGACGGAAGAATTTTGATCAACTATTATTTGGGCTGAATCTAATCCAGTAGGTGTAGTAGCTAATTTGAAAAAATCACCAGCCTTATCATAAATATAGTAAGTAGTATCATCAGTAAGCCCTGGTATATTAGTTGCTCCATTATTATTGTATTTAACCGGATCTCCATTACTAAATGTATTATTAGCTATTCGAATAGTATCATTATTTTCATTAACCGTGAATCCGGTGACTTGAATTTGTAAGTCGAGAGATCCGCCATCAGTAAAGTTAATATCGTTTCCGCCGGCGGCAGAGCGAAGGCCAAATCGATTTTCATTTATATAGCGAACTGTATATGTGCCATTCTGATTAACACCTGTTGGTAAAGTTCCGGCTAATGCAGTAATTGTAATTTCCGCACCTTCGCTAAATCCGTGATTTTGAATATAAAAAGAATTTCCGGTTTCAGATCTTTCCATTGGAGCGAATTGCATGTATTGCCATGCTGGTTCGCTATCTGGGCTGGCGTCGGTCGATCTAGACCTAGTTGTTCTTTGATACGTATCTGTCGGACTATTTGCTATTCTAAATAATTGCCAGTTATTATTTACTCCAATTGTTGAGCTTAAAGCACCTTGATAATTGTAATGTAAATATCCTCTACGTTGAGTACCAGGTAAATCCATATACAAAAATTGTGGGTTTTTATCTGTTATAGGTGAAGTATCTGCTGGCCAATATCTCCCAAATAGGGTCCAATAATCTAAAAACGTAGCCCATCTTTCTACATTAGCATTTGCAAAAATCTGTCTAACTGCCGCGACATTTGTCGTTCCAAATTGATTATTATCTACAAACGAATGCCAATAAGTAGTATACGCTGAATTGGATAAGTATCCTGTGAGTGTAATATAAAAACATGATTTTGTATTACCGTTTGATCTACCAGCATTATTATGGGCACTTGCTAGGTATCCAGTGTTAGTGCTATTAAACCGCGTAAAAAGTCTAATAGTATTAGCATCATAAATCCTAGCCCAATAACTTGCATTAGAAACGTTAAGGGTCGTGTTTCCAATTGAATTTGGTACAAAATTTGATAATCCAGTAGCATTTGCACCCGGTTGATACCGCAAGGCAACAACATATGCTGACGAATTTGAAGATGACATAGGAACACCATGGCCATTAGGAAAATAGAGTTCCGAGTATCGACCACCAAATAATCTAATTTCATAATCTTCTTCATTAACAAAAATCGCATGCGTACATGCGAAACCAAGTGCTGAAGCGCTTAATGTATTAACTGGCTTCCATGCAAAAGGTTGAACCATTCCATATGCCCAGTCGTTATTTTCACCGGTAGCTACGTTATTTACTTGAGATGTTTTTGTAATAATAGCAGCATTTACAGGATCAACTTGCGTGCTATCGCCAGAAAAATTTAAACTAGCTTTAGCAAAACTATTTGTCAAGAAGAAACTAGTATTTGTATTAAAATTAGTAGGAAACTGAGTTCGAACCATAATTTTTGACGATTCATTTTCATCGGTAGTAACAGCTGATATTGATTGCAAATCAAATTCTGTCCCTTGGTAAATATTAGCAACAAAAACTTGAGTATATGTTTCAGTAATATCAGATGAACTAGTCGCGAATCCTTTAGATTTGTATTCAAATGTAGTATCATTTTGTACTGCAGTAACAACAAATCCGCCATTTGCTAAATTTGAAGTTGTGCCTTGTACTAAAATAGGGGTTCCTCTAGATAGATTATGAGCATCTGCGCATGTAACAGTTACAAGATCAGATCCATTTCTAGTCGCCATACTAGTAACATTTAAACTAATATCACCATTGCGGCTAAAAAAAGTAGGAATATTTTTAACTAACTCTAAGGTTTCCCACTTAGTTGACTGTAAACCATATTCAAAGTCAGTATCAATTAGGTTTTCTGGTTGGGAAACTCGAATTTTTGAAACAGGATCAGTGTAAGTTTCAGCAAACTCAACAACCGTGGCATCATCTTCAATAAATACCTGAAGTTTATTAGAATCAGCCATCGCTGAAGTATCTTTTTGAAGCGTAATAGTTGTTTTAGTTTGATCATAGTCAAAGGAAATATTTGAAATTCCAGCATTTCTATCATTGAATGCAAAAATTCCTTCGCCATCAGTAACATTAGTAATTAATAAAAATCTATCTTGAGATAGAATTTCGTTAAAAGTGATTTTATTTGAGTCTGCGTTAAACTCATAATCATGAACTAGTCTTTTACCCATTTTCTATCCTATATTCCTAAAGCAACTGCTAAAACAGTTGCTTCTTCTTTTGAGACCATAGTTTTTGTTATAATATTACCGTTTTCGTCAATTTGATCCATAGTTCCATCTGGGTGGAAAATCATTGTCTCACCGGTAGAATCTGAAATTACTAATTGGGCTGCAGCACCAGGACGAGCAGTCTCTGACGTTTCTACGAATGCCGCCACTCTACTAAATGCTCTGTTCTTTGATAGTGCCATTGTATTTCTCCGAATTTATTCTATTTATATCAAGAAACTGATTAAACTATTTTTGCTTCCCATTTGTGTTTTTTCTTAATTATACCGGTTCTTCTACTCCAGTAATTGTAGATCCGCCGCTAGTTGCGTATATTAAATCACCTTTATGGAATCGGATTCCGGCAAAACTAACAGCTGCACCATCATCAAGCTGCGCACTATTCATGAATACTACCTTATCAATAACATCTGACATATCTGTACCAATTGACCAACTACTTTCTAAAGTTCCATCTAAGTAAAGATACATATTAGCCCCAACTTTAGCAAAGTAACAATGATACCATGTACCTACAGTCAGTGTGGATGTTCGTTCGTTACCGGCGCTAACTCCATCCATGTAGATACTAGCATTTGTTAAACTATCTCTTAACCAAGTCAAACCGTATGCCGTACCGCCAATCGCGTATTTATCAGTTACTACCCATTGTCTAGTACTATAGCTATTATTATATCTTATCCAGAATTCCATGGAACCATTTCCGGATGATACGGAAAAAGGATTTTCGTTAACTATAAATCCCTTTGAATGACCAGCCGTACTTTCATTAAAAAATCTATGATTGCCCATACTAGCAGGAAAATCACCAATTGAGCCAGCCGCGGCAACTGTAGGCCAATCAGTAAATTCTGCCACACCCGCAATACTATAATATACCTGTCTAGACGCACCGTCCCCTCCAGCGGTCTGTGGCTGTGTACTAGTACTAGCTATCGTATCCATCAATGAGCCGGTAAACACTACACTACCCTCAAGCACAATAAATGACAAAGTAAATGTCTGCGTTCCAGATGAGGCAACATTAACTCCATCATCGGCTTTAAATATAATCGTACCAGATTCAGTTGTTGCGGAATCTTCACCAAATGGAGTAATTGTAAAGATATTATCAGCCTGACTTATTGTTGCCAACCCATTAAAATCAGAATCAGCTTCAGCTGTATATGTAATCGGATCGCCATCAGAATCTGTGGCGGTAATTGTAATAGTAGAGATTGCACCTTCATTTGATAATTCGAATGGTGTGCTATTACCATCAGAATCTGTTACGGATTGAATTGACGGAGCTACATTTAATAGAGCAACATTATACCAACCGGATCCGTTCCAAATGTATAACCTATTATTGCCTGTAACATAAGCTTGGTCACCAGCGGTATTACCAGATATCGGCAAACTACTTCTAGTTGAGTAAATAGTCGCACCAGCCGAAACCCCGGCAGCAGTATTTGATGCTGTTACAATTGTACTTTTATAATTTGAAAAACTTGCCATTAAGACGTTCCGCTTATTATCCAACCTTGAGTTGTATTATAGTAGACTAAGTCGATTGATGTTCTATTCACATCAATTGTAAAGTCTGAATCAGCTCCAAGAATTTTATTGCCGTTTCTACTAATAGTAATGTTATTTGTTCCGGCATTACCAGTTCCGTCAATAATTTTTATTTCATCACCAAGTGATGCTGAACTAGGTAAAGTTAAAGTAACTGCAGTTGTAGTGTCTATAATATATTTTTTATTAATTTCTGCAGTAATAGAACTAGTTACTTCACTATATTTATCAGCTGTTTGTCTTGCTTGTACATAAGCAGAATCGATAAGACCCAATGCATTATCCGAATCAAATGTACTCGACGGCGGTATTCTTAAAGCTATATAAGCAGAATCGATAAGACCCAATGCATTATCTGAATCAAATGCACTCGACGGTGGTATTCTCAAAGCTATATAAGCAGAATCGATAAGGCCTATAGTATTGCTTGAATCATATGAGGTAAATCCTTGCTGATTCAAAACATTTGCAACATGAACTGAATCAATTAAACCATCGACTGTTACTAAACCAGTTGATGTAACTTTAACAATACTTAAGAAGTCTCCAGAGTCAGTACCTTCGGTTAGTGTTATTGAAGTTCCGTTTGTTGCTATATAATCATTGCTATCAACAAGGATTGTGCCGTTTAAGAATACTAACGCTGATCCAGCAGTATATGATAATGCATTACCATCTCTGTCGGTGCCGCTAAACGTTGTTTGTCCTGAGTCTGCAATAAATTCATACGAGGTAATGTTAGTTTCAATCGTTGCATTAGTACCACCCCTGAAGGTAGAAATAGTAATGTTATCATTTATTTCTGATGGAGTATTTAATACTATTGATACTCCAGAAGTAGCTATGTAATCAGCTGAATCTAATAGTAAAATACCGTTAACGAATACTTGTAACTGATCTGAAAAATACGACAACGAATTACCATTTTGGTCATTGCCACTAAATGTTGTTTGACCAGAATCTGCAAGGTAATTATATGTTGTAACTGAATTATAACTTATAGAATTTGTTCGAGCCTGGACATATGCAGAATCAATTAAACCAATGACATTATCAGAATCAATACCAGATCCGCCACCAGTAATTCCTGGGTTTGTCTCTCTTGCAGTAACATAAGCGGAATCTATTAAATTAATAATTGCTGCAGAATCGAGTCCTCCACCAACAACACCAGCATTTGCTTCTCTTAAAGCAACATAAGCTGAATCAACAGTTGAAGTAATAAGAGCAATTACAGTAGCAGAATCAGTTCCGGAAACAGCATCAACTCTTTGGTTAATATATGCAGAATCTATAATTCCAGTTACAAACGCAGAGTCTCTCTGTTGATCGTTAGCCTGAATCAATGCAATGATCGCGGCTGAATCAACAACATCAGATGTAAGTGCTAATGTACCAGAAGTTGTCGGTGTAGTTAACGTGACATTACCAGAATAGTTGGCATGCGCTTCCGATTGGATTCTTGTGTAATGAGCGTTTGAAACTTCACAATAAAGATCAACATATGATGGAGTCGAACCAGTACCGTTCCTAATTTCTATTTTTCCATCACCAATAATGGTTCCACCAATTGAGAACGAATCGGCAGCAAGCATCGATGTAATTCGCGCAGAGTCAATTGCATCGGTCAAATAACCTTGAGTTGCAATTAATGCAATTGCTTCAGCAGAATCTAGGAAGTCGTATGTTGTTTGATTCGCTTGAATGTATGATGCATCAATAACGCCAGTAACAGTAGTACTATCTAGGTAATTTGTATCATTAGTAAACGATGATAATGTAGTCGGCGCACCTGTAAGTGAACTATACGCAAAATCTTGAGCAGTTTCCCTTGCTTGTATGTAAGCAGAATCTATTAGGCCAAGAGTATTAGTTGAATCATAAGTCGAATAGCCATAACTAGTAATTAATGCAGTTGCGTCTGCCGAGTCAAAATCTGTCTTAGTACCGATAAGTGTAACTAATGTAGCGTAAGCCGAATCGTCATCGTTTAATGCTGCAGCAATTTCATTTAAAGTATTAAGAGTGCCAGGCGCTCCATCAATTAAATTATCAATTGCTGTTGTTACATATGTTTGCGTAGCGTATGAATTATTTGTTAAGTACACACCAGCATCAGAATCGTGTCTAGCTGTAGTGTAATAAAGATTAGTTCCTTCAGGTACAATAGTTGTATTTAGAGTTATAGTACTTGAATAGTCTGAATCATTTCCAATAAAAATCTTGCCAGCATCTAAATTTGGTGTAGCTGCTCCACGACCAGCACCTAATACAACTCCACCGCCGTTAGATGCATCTACTCGAGTAACGATTCCTAAGTTTTGTATTATATTAGATTCACCAGCCGGCTTAACATTTGTAAACCCTCCAGTTTCTGCAACAAAAATTACGTCACCTTCACTAAATGCCGAAGTATTTACACCTGAAATTTTACCAGATATAATTGCTCGCCCTTCTTCTTCATCATTTAATGAATCATTTAGAATCGAGACTGCTGGCATTAACGAGACAGTATCTGCACGCGCAGCAACAACTTCAATTGTACCAGATCCAATTGTTCCAGTTTGATGTAATGGTGTTCCCTTTGCTAATGGGCCACCAGACACGTTTTTAACTAAGACAAACACAGCTTCAACTGCTGGATCATCAAATGTAAGTAATCCAGATCCATCAGTAGTAATCATCTGACCAGAAGTACCGTCAGCAATTGGATAAGAAAGTCCGGCTACTGTAATTTTAGCGAATTCTACCGAATCTGCAGTATTTAAATTTTGATCTGTCGATACTCTTTGTCTAATATATGCACTATCAATTAATCCAAGAGTATCAGCTGAATCATACTTAGTAAATCCATCTGAAGTTACAAGCGCAAGAACTGCAGCTGAGTCCGTACCATCCGTACCAGGAGTTTGCCTAGCTTGAATATAAGCGCTATCAACAATTATATTAACTACGTTTTCTATTCTAGAAGAATCGCCACCTAGCGCCATAACAACTAGCGCATCGCCAGAGTCCGCGGGAGAAGTTAATATTACACTTGAACCATTTGCCGCAGTATAATCTAGGCCATTCGATAGTAAAATACCGTTAATATAAACTTGTACAGCACTTGGCACATATCCTACTGGGAATACTGTTTGTCCGGAATCAGCTATAATTGTATTTTCAACTACACCGACTCTACCATATGTTCCAGCCCTAACTGCAACATATGCGCTATCAACAATTGATATTATTGATGCAGAATCACTGCCGGAAACACGCGCATTAATATAGTCAGAATCAATTAAGTTAATAATTGCAGCCGAATCCGTACCAGCTACTGTCCTAGCTTCAATATATGCTGAGTCAATAATTCCAAATATATTATTTGAGTCTAATACGGTTGGTGTTCCTGTTAATGAAGAATATGCAAAATCTTGAGGAGTTTGCCTTGCCTGAATATATGCAGAATCAACAATACCTTCTATAGACGCAGAATCTCTGAAAATATCATCTTGTCTTGCTTGTACATATGCGCTATCAATTAATGAAACTATATCGGCTGAATCTAATATATTTGGAGTATTTGTAAAATTATTATAATTTATATAATAAGCTCTATTATATCCGTCTAATAAACCAGCATTAGATGCATATGAGACTGAATCAGATTGCCTTACCTGAATGTAAGCAGAATCAACTAATTGTATTGTGTTAGCCGAATCATATGTTGTATAACCGTATTCTTCAATTTGACCTGCTGCATTAGCGGAATCGTAATTAGTTTTTGCATTAATTAAAGTATTTAAAGTTTGGAATGCAGAATCGTCATCGTTTAATGCAGCTGCAATTTCATTTAGTGTATTAAGTGTTTCTGGCGCACCACCGATAATAGTTTGAATTTGTGAATCAACATATGATTGAGTGGCATAATCATTAAGAATTTCTATTGTATTAGTAGAATCATATGTGGTATAATTAAACGACGTTACTATATCGCTAACATTCGCTGAATCTAAAATATTGGGTGTATTTGTAAAATTATTATAATTTAAATAATAAGAACCTGCTAAACCGTTTAGGTTTTGTGCATTTACAGCAGAATCTTTTTGACGGGATTGTACATAGTTAGAATAAATTAATAACAA